GAAAGAACGAGATTGATGGAGGAAACTTTAACTATGAGTGGATCCCGTTAAAACCATTCTTGTCTCCTTACGCTAGTGGGGACGTAGATGCTTGTCTACGTATACATAACAAGCTGGATGAAGTAGGAAAGCAACCTGAGAACGAAGGTATCCGTAAGCTGTATACCAACCACTACACGGAGCTCACAGACGCTTTAGCAGGTATAGAAGCGACAGGCGTACAAATGGATACTGAGTACACTCAGAAGCTTGCAGAAGCTTATACGGAGGAGGAAGAACGACTCCTACAACAAATGCGTCAGTTTGAGCTGGTAAGGAGGTTAGAGGCAGACAACTTGAAACTCTACCAGATTGGGTTAGCTGAATGGGCAAAACAACCTGCGGATCGTGATAAAGAGATCGCTAAACTGAGGGATAAGTATAAAGATGGTAAACATATGTTCAACCCTAACTCTTCTGAGCATAAACAGAAAGTGTTATTCAAGTACACAGGGCATAAGTTACCGTTCAACAAAGAATACCTAGTAGACTCGGCTACAGAGGATGGTGTACCAGAGGAAGAGATTGACTGGTTCCATTACAAAGCGAACAAGACTGTATTAGAGTACGTGTCAAAACATTTTGAGGATTCTAAAGAGCTTGCAGATTTATTATTAACACACTCATTAGTTAAGACACGTAAGCAAGGGTTCACTTATAAGCTACTAAACATGGTAGATCCCAACGGGCGTCTTCATGGGGGATTCAACCTAAGTGGTACGAGTACCTCTCGTTTAGCGTCATCAGCTCCGAATTTACAAAATATTCCAAGAAAGACAGGGGATGTGACACGATTCGATTATCATAACCCTATTAAGCGCATGTTTACAACTAGTTTTAAAAACGGCGCACTTCTTGGGATGGATTATAGCTCCCTTGAGTCGCGGATCTTGGCTTTAGCTGCTTACGATGAAGAGATGATACAAGCTTTCCTAGACGGGAACGACATACATAAAGAAACTGCATCGCTGGTATTCAACGTCCCTATTGAAGAGGTAACAGACGATATGCGTTCCTCAGCAAAATCTACAACTTTCGGTGAACATTAATATTGCCGCTTCATATCGGAAGATATGTCGAATAACCCAGTTAAACGGGCTAGTCAAATAACCAATAGACTGGTAAGAGACCCTGTAGCCCTGTGAAGGGTAGTGGGAATCCCGTAGGAAAGAATCGTATTATATACGAGGACAATCTCTAACGACTAAACTTCTGACAAGTTAGCTAAACGGGGCTAACGGGAATCAGATAAGAAAACCTTATTAAGGTAAGGAAGTAAAGCTGGGAGTCTTACACCAAAACGTAAGACTATGATATAGTCTAAGCCCTACTAAATATCGGGAAACCGAGGGTATAACTGATCGCATACGGGGAAACTGCGTTTTCGTATTACAGCAAGCATGGGATGACACTAGAGCAAGCTGAGAAGTTATTTGCCGATTTCTTTAGGAATAAGCCACGTATCAAAGAGTATATTGACTCTACTCATGAGCTTGTAAAGAAAGAAGGAGGAGTTTACTGTTTACAGGGTTTTAGACGTAACCTACGAGACATATACTCTCAAGACAAGTCTAAGCGTAACGGAAGTTTAAGGCAGTCAGTGAATACGCGAATCCAAGGTTCTGGTGCGTTCTTAACTAACTCATCTGTTATCTTTATTCATAAGTTTATTAAGCAACAAAACTTACGATCTCGTATTGTATTGACTGTACATGACTCTATCGTAATTGATAGCCCTCCGGAAGAAATTCATTTGATGGCTAAAGTAGCGAAGCATGTAATGGAGAATCTACCAATCGAATGGTTATTCATCGACTGGAAAGGTGAGCGTATGAGATTCCCTATTACAGCTGACGTAGAGATTGGTGTTAACTACAATGACATGGTTGATTACAACCTAGAGGAAATGAACACATTTAATTCTGTTGCAGGTTACTGTAAGTTTAAGCTGGATCTGAAAAAGGTTAAGAACTACCGTGAGTCTAAAGTAATCGATGAGGCTAAAGAGAAGGAAATGAAAGCAGCTATCGAGGCAAGTAAACCTTCTTATCAAGCAATCGGATAAATAGTTTAAAAAGTTTGTAGTTTATGGTTGACTTACAGACTAGGTTATAGTAATATAGATAATACAGAGAGGGTATACAAGCTCTCTCGGTTATCTAAAAGGAGGAGAAAAGAATGACTGAACGTAGACATAACAAAATGTATCGTGAAATTGAAGGGTATGAAGATGGGATGTCCTATGCACTTGACGCTATAGACGAGCTAAATGAGGTAGTAGACAAACTACGTTACGGCTACCTGAAGGAAGATGCAATGCAGAGTATCCATAAAGCACAGAAGTACCTTGAAGGCTGTTTGAGAAATGTTAGTGCTGGTGGTTATAAGATAGAAGAGTAAGGGAGGGCAATCATTTGGAAATTAACATTGGATCATTCGACTTTGAGTGGTTACAGCTAAAGGATGAAACTGGGCAAGTAGCAAACTATAACCTACGAGATACTTTAGCCGTAAACGAAGCGAACTTAATGCAGGAGATGTTAGAGCAGCCAGCTAAATACATATATTGGTCTTCTGTTCTAGAGAAGCTTAAGTATTTTCAAGAGTCAGCAGAGTTAAAAGCAGAACGAGAGATCGCTAGAATCGATGCAGAGGCTAGGGAGTACTACAAAGGCTCCGATACAAAGGCCACTAAAGATGTAGTAGAAACATACCGTAAACAACATACAGACTATGAGAGCATTATGAGCAACCTACACTACTACAATATGGTTGTAGGGTATGCTACTCGTATCGTAAAGGCATTCGAACAACGTAAGGACATGCTACAGTCCTATGGTAAACAAATATCGGATCAGAAAGGCTACGGAGCAGGAACAAGTCGCTTCGCAGATGGTGGTTACTGATGTCAGGGGGACTACTTAAATATCTAGCCAAGTCGTTGTTCCTTTATGCGATTATAGGAATCATCTGGGTAGTGTACGAACAGGTCGTGTATGGACAAACGTTCCCAAATAACAGAGATTCCATAGTTGCTGCGGTGCTAGCTCCTATACTGATTTTAGTGATTGATATTTGGAGAGACTTAGAGAAGAAGAAAAAGGAGGAGAAGTAAATGGATAAGAATGGTTTACGTTACTCGTTTGAGTCAACGAATTTAGCTGATCCTGCAAAGAAGTATCAGGTTCGTCTTAATGGTGAATTCGTTATGTATAGCCCTAAGCACGATTCTAGTTTAGTTGATAAGTTACTTGAAGACTATGGGTTTACGTCTAGAGAAGAGACTCTTGACTTTCTAATAAAAAATAGATGAAAAAGTTAATATAAAATGCTTGACTATAACATACACTCTATGTTAAACTATTAATAGAGTGAAAGAGAGGAGGAGACAAGATGAAGAAATTAAAGTTTTTGATTCCGGTTACCTTATTCTTAGCATCCATCGTACTTTCCATCATAGGTGCGTTCGATCCTAATGAACCTAACAAGTATTCATTAGCGAGTGATGCAAGTAGTATAATACTGACAGGTACCCTCTTGTATCTTTGGTTGTCAGCTTCAAGCAAGTAAACACATAAGTTAGTAAACAATTAAACAAAAAAAAATTAGTTACATACAATAGGAGGAAACAAATCATGTCATTTGCAGATTTAATTAAACAAGCTCAAGAAGAGGTAGCACAACACGCAGGCGGTAACAACGACAATCCAAAAACAGTTTACCCGAAGACAAAACATAAAGGTATTTACCTAAACAATACGACTACACCAGAGGTTTTCTTCCAGTTGCTCCCTGGTAAAAATGTTGATACAGACCCATTTGCAGTTAAGTTCCGCAGCATTTTCTTAGAAGCTCGTACATCTAAAGGAAAAGAGTTAAAGCAGAACTTCATTTTAGATGCCGATACAAATCCGGGTTCTATCTTAGAGCAAGCTATCGCTGAATGGACAGATAAGTTAATGCTCCCTTCTAAATACGGACAAGTAAAACCTCGTATCCTGTTTAAAGTGAACGTTATTAAAGTAAGCACACAGCAGGTAATGAATCCACAAACGAACCAAATGGAAACACAGTATGTGCAAGAGCGCGACCAAGAGGGTAACTACGTTGTACGTACATTAGATCTTACAGTGTCGGCCTACAACGGAATCATTGAGAAGTTACGTAACCCAATGTTGAATCCACAAGGCCCTAACGGCCCAACAATGTCCTTCATGGATGTAAACAAGCCTGCTATGGTTCACGTAGCGAAGCCGTTACCTAACACAAAAACCTATCGAGTAGAGGTTTATCCATTAGCAACATTACCACCTTTAGCTCCGGGTTGGGAAAACCAATTAGAGGATCTACATGCACAAGTAGTTCCTACAGAACGATTAGAGAATGGGTTAGACTGGGTTAAGGCCTTCATCGATATCAAGAACGGTGTGAACCCGAATGCTAACAACCAACAAGCTAGTACAAACGCTGTTGCAGATCAGGCTATTCCAGCAGCACCAGTTGCACCTAACCCATATGCACAACAAGCAGCACCAACGTTCCCACCACTAGGTACAGCACCGGTGACAGGACAACCAATGGCACCCCCTGTTGCTAATCAGTACACGGCACCTACTGCTCCACCGGTAACGGCACCACCTATTCAACAACCAGTAACACCGGCGGTACCGCCAACAGCACCTGCAGGAGCTTCAGATTTATCGTACGACAACGTACCGGACTTTGGCACACCGAGCGTACCTAACACAGCACCAGCGGCTCCTACTGCACCGCCAGTACAATCGGCACCAGCGCCAGCAATGCCTGCGCAAACAGCACCGTTAAACGGACAAGGGTTACCGAACATCGATGAGCAGCTAAACAACTTACTTGACCTAAACAACAACTAATATACTTACAGCCTAGTTTATTCGTAAGCTAGGCTACCCTTTTGAAAGAATACTAATCTTTACATAATTGGAGGAAAAGATACATATGGCTAAGAAGAAAACAAACAAACCTGTAGAAATCGATTTCAGTACAATGGGTGACGACGTAGGTTTAACCCTGCTACATGATGCAACATTCTCTGCAATCCTGGATCGGTTACCTACTTTCTTCCCTGAATTAGACTATGCTATCGGTGGTGGATTCCCGTTTGGTCGAATGGTAGAGATCGCAGGTAAAAACTCCGCAGGTAAATCAGTACTAACTCAACACGCTGCTCGCGTCGCTATCGAACTAGGGTGTATCGTAGTCCTCATCGACGTAGAAGGAACAGCTGATCGTGACCGTCTAGCAGACTTAAACATTGATACGCGTAAAATCTTAGTTAAGCAACCTGACCTAGATAAAGGTGAAGCACTTACAGTAGAATCAGTTGGTAAGACAATCGAAACCGTATTAGAAACATTCCCTGACAAATATCCCGGCGTACCTCTAGTATTCATCTGGGACTCTGTAGGACAAACGTTATCAGAAGCACAATTCAACAAAGACTTTGGAGAGAAGACAGTAGGGGCACAAGCGAACGCTATTACTCAACTAATCGGTAAGCTAGCTCAACCGATTGCCGCAACGAAGTCTTTATTCCTAGCAATCAACCAAGTTCGTGACGACATCGGTGGAAATCCAATGTTCGCTACAACAAAAGTACCGGGTGGTAAAGCTTGGGAACATTACGCTTCACTTCGCTTAGTAGTTCAGAAGAAACAAGCAATCGACAAGACAGTAGCAGGTAAGAAAGTAAAACTAGGGCATATCATGGGTGTTAAGGTAAACAAATCAA